GTATGGAACAAGGGTTGGCACACGGCTGAAATAATCCTTATCGTTCCAAATGGCCCGTTATATGCCCACTCAACGCTTAAGCCGTTGATCTATAATAACCTGTTCGAGTCTTCTCGACCGCACCATCAGTTTTTTATTTCTCCTCAACCGACTGATTTAGCTTCCTGTTTTTTCAGGTGGGCATATCGTCCCTTCCGGTTGGCATATAGCATGTTCGTTCACTGTTCGCGGTAGCCGGTCGCTGGCATTGAGGGCGAGCATCTTGCGCCTGGCCTTTCTGGTATAGAGCGCGGCCATCTGGGGCGTCATCCATCCAAACATCGCCATCAGCTCATGCTCCGTGGCGCCGCGCTCTGCCCATATCGTCGCTGACAGCTTGCGAAGCCCGTGCGCGGATTTGGCCGGGATGCCGGCCAGTACGCAGGCTTCCTTGAAATAGTTGCCGAAGCTCTCTTTCGTCAGCGGTGTGCCATGGTCGCCGCATATGAAAGCCAGATCGCTCGTCGGGCCAATTCGCAAGGTTTCGGCTAATTCCGGCTCTATCCGCCGCGACACCTCCACCCGTACAACATTACCGTTCCGGCTCTTTTCGGTGGTGAAGCTGATAACGCCCTGCTTTACATGCTGCTTGCCGTGGGTGACCGCATCGCCGCGCCGGGAGCCGATATAGAGGATGACGTGCATCCAGACACGCTCGCGTGTGCCGGCCGGCCAACGGGCTTCATACCTTGCCACATCGGCATGGTCCCATTCCTTAAAGCCTTCAGTCTTCGGGCGCCGAGGATTCTTGACCCCTTCGGTGGGGTCTTCCTTCAGGTGTTCGGCTTCTAACGCCCAGCGAAACATCCCACGGAGACAATCCAGAAAGTTACGGGATTGGGCAGGGGTGGCCGCCCTGGCGTCACGGGAAGCGACTACGTCCTTCTTTGAAATCAGGGCGTAAGGCTTGTCGCCTATGACCTTCAAAACCCCGTCCATGATATTTTCGCGCTGTCGCCGCGTGGCGCGGCTTAGTGAGCCCCATGCGCCAGTTTCCTTGTATCTCTCCCAAAGCCAACGGACTGATCCTGACGCGGGCTTGCGTGGCCTTTGATTTGCACTAGTTGCCCCTGCAACAGCCGCCTCATAGGCAGCCCAGAATTCATCTGAGCCGTACTCGCCCTTGATCCTGATGCGATTTTCGCCGGGCTTTCGGACGTACCAGATAATCTTCCGGTGTCGCGTCCAGAACTTATGCAGGAATCGGGGGCGGGGGCGCGGCATGGCGGACATCAGAACACCATGGGCGGCCGGTCACCAACCGCCCCAGTGCCGCCGGGCACCTCCTGGCTTGTGGATATCTCGACCAGCAAAATCGCACCGTCAGGGCAGATCTTCACCGCCAAGCCCTTCTGCTTGCGGGCAGCGCGAATTGCGCGCTCCACATCCAGTTGCTTAAAGCGGTGAGTGCCCCTGCTCAAAACGGACGGAATCCGGCGAACCATGAAACACAGCCGCCGATCAATCCAAAAAATGCGCCGATAAGGCCAAAGCAGATCGCCTGGGACATCCACGGTGTAAGCATTTCAAACCCTCGCTATTCTTCGGTTGGCGCAATGGCGGGAAGGACTGTGATGCCCTCCTTGCGGATCGCCTCATCAATCTGGGCGACGGTCAGGCGCTCACCAGTGTAGATCAGGTCATCGACGTGGCCGCCTGGGTACTGTTCCGCCGTCTGCATGATGAGGCGGTTGACCACCATCGCGCATTCGCTGGATTTGACGTAGTGGTCGTTCGCCATCGTGGCGAGTGCGATCACCTTTAGATAATCGTCGTGGCTGATTTCGGTTTTGTAGTCAGACATTGTTTTGGCTCGCCTTATGTGATTGGTGAATTGGTGGAGAGCGCCGGGCCAACCAGCGGCTTATCCACGAAGAACTCCACGCGCTTAACCGTGATGCCGTCAGGCCAGTATTCGATGGCCTTCACTGCAGGGCATTGCGGCGTCAGGTGGATATGGCCGCACCAGCGGCACTTGAGGTCAACGGCGGCGTTCGCTGTGTCGTTCATTTTGGCTCCTATTTGCTACGCGGCCAGTAGCCGTATGCGATCAAGGCGACGCCGATTGCCAGCATCCCCAACGTCAATATTCCAAGTCCTTCGCCTTCCATATTGCGGCTCCAAATTATTCCGCCGCCAGCATTGGCAGCGTGCGGTAAAGCCGGTCAGCCGCAATCGCGGTGTATTCCGGCAACAAATCAATTCCGATGAAATCGCGGCGCTGGTGGACGGCAGCAACGCCAGTGGTCCCAGACCCCGCGCAGAAGTCCAAAACTGTGTCGCCCGGCTGGGTGTATGACCGAACCAACCACTCCATGAGGGCGACTGGCTTTTGTGTCGGGTGGACCTTCGCGGCGTCATCATTGTTGATGATCGGGATGGGAATGACGCTGGTGGGGAAGCGGTCAGTGTTGCCGCCATAGACTTCCACCTTGGCCTTATCCGTCGCGCCATAGTTTTGGCCTACCGAAGTCTGGTGCGCCTTATTGCCCGGCTTGTGGCCCTGCGTCTTCTGCGGCGTGAAGGTTGGCGGCGAACGATAGAACACCAAGATTGTTTCGTGCTGCCGCATCGGCATTCGGTTGGCGTTGAACAGCCCGGTGGGCTTGTTCTTGTGCCAGACCAGATCGTACCGGAACTCACCCTCATTGGAGGTAATCAGCCGGGCCGCCAACTTCATTTCGGCCATCAGGACGATAGCGGCGGTTGGCTTGGCCACGCGCCGGATCGCATCCCACATGGGCTGGATCGGGATGATCTTGTCCCAAGCGTTGCGCGTCTTCCCATACGGCAGATCGCACAGCACCATGTCCACCGATGACGCAGCAATCCGCTGCATTTCGGTAAGGCAATCGCCGGTGTAAATCTGCGTGTTCAAAACGGCTCCTATTTCCGCTTGGTCTTCGACTTGCTGATGACGCGGACTTCGACCTTCCGCACGTCTTCAAAGCGGCTCTCTGCGTCACGCTTTCTCGGGAAGATGGCCGGCGCCAGGTGATAGCCATGGTCAGCGCCGCCATGCTCGTCATCGACGTGGCGCATGTGCAACTTGCCTTCGACGAAACCGGCCCAGAATTGCGGCATGATTTCCCCTCCCTTCAAAATGACCAGACGCGGGCGGCAGTAATGCGCCGCTCCGTCGCCTTCAACCGAGAATAGATTTGCTCAATGTCCCGCCCGCTATCGCGGCGCGCAACAAAGATGGCGTTCAGCCGGTTGTACCGATTGACCAGCGCCTTCTCTTCCAAGGTGCGCGGTTCATGCCGAACATAGTATTTATTGGCGTAACGCATGGGGCTCCTATTCCGCAACGGGGCGGAAGCCCCACTCGATCATGTTGAAAGCAATTTCCTTGGCCTCGTTCTCGATCTCTGCTTCGGTCGCGTCGTCTTCCATTTCAAAAATATCGGAACACTCGGACCCAACTTTGTTGGTCTGGATATAGACCCGGTATTTTTTCATCTTGGCGCTCGCCTTATGTGGTGGGTGTATTGGAGCGGCGGGCTTTAATTTCCTCCGCTTCGGCCAAGATGCGGTCTTCCCGTTCGCGCTTATATTTGGCGTCACGCGCCGCAGCAGCTTCGACGCCGATACAGGGCGCTATTTTGTCGGGCGGCGTACACCACATGCACCAATCATCGCCGCAGACGGAACAGCGCGGGCCGTTATGCCCGTCAGGGGCATAGGCAACAAAATCTGTCTGGCCGTCTTCGTTTAAGACCGGCACATGGCCCGCCGCTTTCAGCGCAATATCGTATTCGCGTTCTTTGTTCATTTGTGGCTCCCCTACGCGGCCCGGCGCACTGACGCGATATGCGCCAGCAGGGCCGTTCCGATGAATTTTGTGTAAGCGGGCGGGATGGCTTCGCGCAGTTCGTCGCGCACCATCCAATCTATGCCCATGGCTTCCTTGGCCTGCGCCACACCCGAGAAATTCCCGACGACATGCAGGAAGTCGCCCGGCTGGGGACGGCGGCCCATCTTGCGGAGCGGCGCGGTGTGCGGCGGGTGGGCTGGAACGTCCACCGGGAAGCTGCACTCAAAAAGGCGATGCCGGTAAACCCGCAGGCCGAACATGGCGCCGCAAAGCTCAAGCGGGTCCAGCAGCGGGGCGCCCACCACATTCTCTATGACGTAGGGGCGGCCCGAGGCTTTCAGCAGCGCGCGTGTCGGTGCCACCAGATCGGGATGGTCATTGTCCATGATGCGCTGGCAGTTCGTGTACCGCTGGCACGGCGGGGAGGCAGCGGCGGCATCAAAGGTGGCGATGAACCTGGGGTCCATGTCCGTCACATCGGCGCGGATGAACGGGAAGGGGTAATGCGGCTGACGCTCTATATCCACGCCGACGACATCAAAGCCCGCCAGGTGGTAGCCCATTGAGGCCCCGCCAGCGCAGCAATAGAGGTCGATCAGACGCGGTTTCAAAGATGGCTCCTCAAAAATCGAATGTCCCCGAACCTTCGCAGTCGGGGCATGTGGTTGTGCCGGTGATGAAGAAGCCGGAGCGGTTCGGCGCGGTCAAAGGGTTGACCGTTCCTCGCCCCTTGCATGTCGGGCACGGGTCTTCTTCCGCGTATGGATCGCAGGCGTAAGCGTCTTCGGGCCAATCGCTCATTGCGGCTCGCTAACTTTGAGATTGAATTGAATGGCGCAAATTTCCAGATGCGCCGGCATTGTGTTGTTCATTGGTGAAATACCGATATTCAGTAGTCGGACGATTGGTGGAGGAACCAATTCCGATAGGCGTTGGTGTAACGCTATTGGTGGGGAAGACCGGGCAACTGCCCGGAGTAGAAGTGGTCATGTCTCGATCCTCCGCGTCCATGCGTTGTATCCAGGGGGCGGCTTACGAAATCCGGACGGCTTCTTGATGCTCAGGTGCTTGTCCCGGATGTTGTCCGCCTTCTGCATAATCGGGCGGTCGTGCTTGTGGGTCTTTTCGCCATGACATGACGTGCAGAGAACTTTGCAGTTCTCAAGCGTGGGCTCGCCGCCCAGACCATCAGCCCTGTCATGGTCGAATTGATACCGGCCAGGAAACAGCTTGGCGGTGCAGCCATCACAGAGGCCCTTGCACCTCTCCCAAGCAGCGCGCTTTACCTTGGCTGGAAACTCGGAGCGGCTCATCTACGGGCCTCCGCGAATTTCCTGTCCGTGAGCCAGGATTGATAGCGGGCCTCAATCGAGTGCCACATGTCGCCAGATGCTTCACCGTGGGTAAGCTCGGATCGCGTATTAACGCCGCAAAGCTCGCAGATGATGCCCTTGGGTTCTGTCGAGCGGGCAGCAATCGTCGGGTACTCATCCATCAGGAACCAGTGGAAGTCTTTATCCTGACAGCGGATGCCTGCTTGTTGTGGAAGGGGGAGTTCTGAGAACTTGCGATGTTCTTTTGTAGGAGCCGCTGCGCTGGGCTCTGCCTGTGCCTGCTTCGGCATGGGAGCCAAGGCGATCCACAGGCTTTCGCCAGTGCTGGGCGTTCCAAGAACGTCAAACACCTTGCCCATCTCCTCGACAGGGACTTCGCACACGACCTGCAGCACCTTGCGGCCTTGCACATGCCGGAAGGTCACGAAGTCAGCAGCTATGGCGCGAGGCTCGCTCAAAACGGCAGATCCTCACCGTCATCGGAGCCGGGCTCGCTGCCTGACTTCTTGCTGTCCAGGAGCGTTAGCTCGCCCTTGAAGTTTTGCAGAACAACTTCGGTTGAGTATTTCTCGGCGCCGTCCTTGTCGGTCCACTTCCTGGTCTGAAGCTGGCCCTCGACATAGAGCTTGGAACCCTTCTTGACGTACTTCTCGCAGACCTCGGCCAAGTTCTTGTTGAAAATCACAATGCGGTGCCACTCGCTCTTTTCCTTTTGTTCGCCAGAGGCTTTGTCACGCCAGCGTTCAGAGGTGGCGAGGGAGAGCGTCACAACCGGGTCGCCGGATGTCATGCGGCGAACCTCGGGGTCCTTGCCCACGTTCCCGACCAAAATCACCTTGTTAACTGAACCGCTCATTTCGTGCCTTTCTTGTTGATCTCTGCCATGCGCGCCAAATAGTGCGCCTTGATTTCCTCGAAGTGGGTGGGGCAAGAGCGCTTCGTCTTCCAAAGGTTGCTGCCAGAAACAGGCTCACTCCAAGACTCCCCGTTCTCATCAAGCCACTGGTACATGTCTGGAAGGCGCTCGCAGGCCGTGATGTTGGCCTTCTCGGTATCTATCCAGTTGCGGTTGCCGGCCAAAACGTCAGGGTCTTGGTTCAGCGTCTTTGGCTGGTGGATGACTTCGCGCTGCGTGGGGGCTGGTGCTGGCGTGGGGGCAGGCTTTGCCACAACCTCGTGGCTCTCCTTGTCGGGATCGTCCAGATCCTTGGTCGGGACGCAGAAGGCTTGGAGCAGGGCGTACTTGTGCGCCACGGCCATGGCCTTGTTGGATGACTTGTCGCCGCTGTCCATGCCTTCGCCTTCGGCCTCGGTCGAAACGCTGGACCCGTCTTCGGCGTGGAAGTGGTAGCGCATACGCAGGCAGGTGAAGGCCAGAACGGTCCCATTCTTGTTGGTCCGTTCCTCTCGGGTCTTCCCCAGCACCTCGGCGGTCATATAGACGCCATGCTTGGCAAGGATCGGGTTTATGGCGTTGTAGACCTGGTCAATGCCGCGATACTGGAACCCCTGCTGAGTGTTCTTCTGGTCCTTGCCGATGGCGTCCAGCTCGCGCAGGATTTCCACCATCTTGCCGTGGATGCTGCTAATTTTGACTGGCGCGTTCATGTGATCCTCTTTTCTTCTTGCCCAAGCGGCGAGCGGCTCTTGCTCAATCTCTCTCTTTCAAGTTCATGAAAGGCCATAGCCATTTCCTGATAGTCGTGTTCGTATATTTCCATGTCTGACATGTATGGTTCATATGGGCCGTCATGCCGATAGCGCTTACATTCTGGACACATCATGGGGAGCCGCTCCCTTTGGTCGCTTGAAGAAGTGTTGATGGCGTAGCGCAACCGTACGGGCCGCAAGTCGCTCGGTCCCAGCAACCGCCCTCAGCTTCACAGGGGTAATACCATTCCAAATCGCATGGAGTGTGCCCGCAACAGCCGCCGCACTTTGCCACCACGGGCCACGGACAGCCTTCTTGAACGAGCGTAGCGAGTGGCTCATCCATCTACGTCACCACAGGATTAGTATTAGGGGGAGAGATGGGCGACCTACCGGTCGCAGGAGTTGGTGCCTTCTGTTCGCGCCAGTTCTTGTCAAAGTCACGCATGGCGGCTTCCATCGTGTCTCCGAAGCCCGCGACACCTTCCATCAGGTCTTCCCCATACAGGGCGCAGTACATATTGCCGTCCAGTGATATTGTCGGCTTGAACAGGACGGATGGCCGCTGTTGCTCGCCCTGGGTGTAGAGAAATTCCTGTAGCGCGATCCCAGTCTGATGGCTGATGTCGAACTGCTGCCACATCACTTCTCGGGCGATTGAGCCAACATCACCACCATGAATGCGGCTGCGAACCGCGTCGTAAATCGCCTGGTAATCGCTCATCTCGCCACCACCCGGTATTCCGGTTCGCCGTAGAAATGCTCGCGCTTTTCAAGCTTGGCGTCGCAGTGGTCCAGAAGGGCGCTGACCACGAGCCAGACATGCTCCAACGGCACCTTGTGAACTTCTTCAAACTTATCGCTCATGGCCAACCTTTCTTGCGCGGGGTACCGCGCCCTAATCCCCAAATCCCAGTAGAAAGACTCCAACTCCAAACATCACCCCTACTAAACATTGACCTAGGATATTCCATGCGTGGGGAGAGAGGAGATGAGGACGGTAAGGCCGCGCAACTGCGCGGAGAAAGAAGATGGTCATCGCCGCCACCCAAATACCTCGCCAACGACCTCCTTCACCGCGAAGGCCACAATTGCACAAAGGCCCAAGAACATACCGACCCACATGGCCCGTGGCGGGTTGGGTAAATCTCCCGACCCAAACGCCATCACAAAGACAACCTGGAACATTCCGATGAACAGGAACGCGCCGCCTACGCAACCAATGGCCGCTATCACCTCGTTGATGATACTGCTCACAGGACACCTCGCGGCGTTCCCGCCAGATTGTTCAGGAAGGCATCGCTGATCCCGAATGCGTTACGCAGGGCGTTCTCGGCACCGTCAGGACACTGCCCGCCCAGTTGGGCGGACTTACGAATCCTTCTAACCGCCATCCTACGTCTAGCTTCTCTTTCACTTTCAGTAGGTAGAGAGAGATTGGAGTCGCTCATTTCGCACCTATGAACTTGGCGAGTGCTTCGATGTAGTCAGCGGTGCAGCCAGACGCCTCCGCTGCGGGGAAATGGGCGCTGTAGTATTTGTGGATTATCTCGTTCAGAGACGGCTCGCGTGTCGTGCCGCCGCAATCGGGCTTGGCTGACATCAGGATGTCGAAGCGAATTCGTTCCATCTATCTATTCTCCTCTATATGGATGAGGTAGGAAGACCGGCCAACTGGCCGGAGGAAGAAGGGGGCTCAGGAAGCGGCATCCAGTGGGTTGGCTTGATGCGCTCGCTCCAGAATGACCACCGCCAAGCCTTGACCTTCAGGTCACTCGGGCAGGAGTCGCAATATTCAGACAGACATTCGTGGTGCGGAGTGCCGAAGTAACAATTCTCGTACCGGGTCGGAAATTCACCGCCGACCCAGCAGTCCACCACCGTCCCATCCTTCGGCGCTGTCTCTATCGGCATCCACTCAGCCATTACCGCAACCTCTCGACGGCATCGGAAACGGTGACCTCAAACTCGATTGAGGTGCCGTCATCCTGACTGGAAATGCCGGTGATGTAGCCTCGGATGGTGACCGGGATACGCGCTTCACCAGTATTGACCCGCTTGGCCAGCTTCACGCGGCCGCGCTTCACATCCAGAAAGCAAAAACCGCTGTCGATCTTCTCAGCCATTACCTGTTCTCCTGAATGCGTTCGTCCCACAGGTTTTGATCGGGAAACTCGTCATGAATGAAGTTCTCCAGGCTCTCGGCATCGACTTCGACACAGCAAGACCCTGCATTAATCTCAGCAGCGGCAGAGCGTAGGATTGCCAGTGCTCCAAACCACTGCTTCTGCAGACGGACTTCACGAGCTAACTGGTCATCACTCATCGAGTAGTGATCTCGTATGTGGGAGAGGGTGGTTGCTAGGGTCATGGGAGCCGCTCAGACGCCGCTAGGGCTTCAGTAAGGCCACGGATAGGGTCGCCAACAATCACGCGCCCACAAAACAGGTAGCAGTCAGTAGCGACGCCACGGCTCACGCGCTCATCGAAATTCTCAAGAGCCTTCTGCGCCGCTGAGTTCTGCCCCATGATGTAGGCAAGCCGCGCCAGCTTCTCGCGGCCAAACAGTTCGGGCGCGCCTTTGAGCGGTCGGCCTTTCCTCCGCGCAGTTGCGCGGTCTTCCACCCCACCCCCTATATGAGTAGTGGAGGTCATGGCGCCGCTACCGCGTCGGAAGAAAGGTCTTTGACGAACTTGCGGATACGCTTGGCGACTTGCTTGGGGGTGCCGCCTGTCTGGGGACCAAATAGACCAAACGCCTCGTCATATCCGATCAAGAATAGGTCCGTGATCGCGCGCCATTCCGTTTGGCCGTTGTAATGTGGGATTAGATCACCGCCCCACGACCAGTCCGGGATGAATTTGAGGCCGCGAAACATCCTCTGATGCACGGCCCAGCCAACTGCGCAGCCAGCAAACCCGCACTCGCCTGGACGGCGGCCCTCAGGCTTGTCGGCAGCTGACCTCTGCCACGAGCGCATGTCGAACTTCTTGCGCGGCACTGTCTCAAGGAAGTCCGCGAGCTTCAGCAACCTATCGGTGCGAACCCGGCCAGTTGGCCGGTCTGTCGAATTACTTTGCGTTCCCATCCATCAACTCCATCGCGTGAGGCGATTTGATGGAAGAATATATACGCCAAGCGTATGTAGGGGTGCAAGCGAAAAGATACGGGTAACGAATAAAAATATTCGTCCCGCTAAATCTTAGGGTTAGGCTTAGTTACTGCTCGCAGCGGAAACGGAGGTCCGCGTTACCAGCTTGGAACACGCCGCCGCCAAACGACCCGCCAGAGCCTCCAAACGAGGCCTGGGTGCTGTCCCGGGAGTCGGCAGTGATGACGATAGGCCGAAGCCCCTTGGCCCCACAGAAGGTCTGAGCGTCCTTGTAGGCCACCTGGTTGGCACCGGCCGCACCGCCACGAGCAGGGGAAGCCCTAGCCGAGATCAGGTAAGTCCCATTCCCGGTATCCATGACGTCGCTGGCCATGGCACAGGCAGATAGTGGAATTGCAAGTAAAATCAATAGTTTGCGCAAATTCGCCTCCCAGCTAGTTTTCAGTTCCCGTCCTCTTAAAGGCTTCAATTATCTGCATAATTTTCGGCTTATCGACATCCGGAACGCCCTCTAAGAGGGACCAGGGATTGGGTTTGCCAGGGTCGCGCATGATCAGATCAGCCGGCTCGCAGTGCAGGGCGTCCGCCAAGGCCTCAAGGACTGGCTGGGTGTAAGAGATATCCCCCCGCTCGATCCTGGCGATAGTCGCCTGGGTAAGATCTAGCTTTTCGGCCAACTCGTCTTGCGTGAGGCCCCGGAATTTCCGCCATGCACGTATGAAGGTGGGGCGGCGTCTGCGCTTCTTTGCCATGAAATATTCTTGCGCCCGAGTTGCCCGCTTCACGAGTCCGCCTGACGTATAAAATACTCTTGACGTATCATTCGCCTTACGTATATTTGGCGCATGAACCTTCAGCAGTGGCGAACCAAATCGAAGCTGAGTATGGCCGAGGCCGCCATTCAGCTTGGCGTCTCCCAACCAACGGTCAGCCGTATCGAGCGCGGCGTTCATCTGCCGAGCTCCGGCACAATTGCCAAGCTCTCTGAGAAGACCGATGGCGCGATCACTGGGCCCGACCTGTACAAGTTTTGGGAAGCGTCCCAGCAGCCGGTGACGCAATGAGCTTCGTGAACTTCATTCAGTCTGGCACTGACGGCGCGATAAAGATTGGCGTAACGAACGATGTCTCCAAGAGACTCAAGTGTCTCCAAACTGGGTCCGCCGCATGCCTTTCGCTGATCGGCATCCCGTGGCATTCGTTTATCGGTGGCCGCGCATGACCTATTCGTGCGACTCCCGGCACTTGCCACAAACGCCGCAATGCCTTCGCAGCAGCCCTGCCGCCTCGCGTCGAGCTGTTATATGTGGCCCCACGCCATTCATTGGAATGTCGCGTTCCAATTCGCGGATCAATCCGCCGACGCCTTCTTTGCGGCATCGTTTGCGTCCCAGATTTCTCTCTTGCAAATGCGCCCACGCAACTACGAGCGGAACTAATAGCGCTCCCGTATCCATAGTAGTTTCTCCGGCCCCTAGAATGGGAACCGTACGCCCAGAAATTAATCATCGCAATTGCTCTGAATCTCAACACTTTGAATCAATTGCCGCCCCGCGTCAGGCCCTTTTTCAGCACGGCAGAGAAATTTCGCGCCTGGGTGTTGGACATTGCGCACCGCATCACAATTCGCCTCTCGTCCATTTCCCCGCCAAGCGTCGGCAAACTTACCCAGCCAACAAAGCGCACGACGCTATCGGCGATCTCAATCCCAATGCCGGTGACATAAAGGCATTGCACGATTTCCGGCTCTGTCAGCGGGGGGGTTCGGTCCATGTTTGATCACTCCGGCGCAATCGTTCTGGCGGGCATCGTGTTCGTCATCATCGCGTGTCTCGTGCGGGGGTCTTTCCGCCATGACTGAGGCGCTTCTGTTTCTCTGCTACGCGCTCCAGTGCCCGTTCCATCAATGGATGGAGGCTCGGGTCTGATGTCCTTCTTAGAAGCCTCCGTAGCTTATTCATTAAACGGGACTGCAATCCCGTCTTCTTCTGCCTGCCTGAATAATCGATCTGCATTTTATGAAAATACTCGCGTTGCCCAACCATTAGAGGGCAACCACATGCACATTTCACACGGGCCATATGCCCGAAAATTCCGGGGCAATTCGCGAAACGTTCTGGGAAGCCAGGATGTAGCCCACAAGCTCAAGGAAGTTCTTGAGGCGACGTATGACGGCGATCCGTCAAAGCACAAGGCGGCAGCGCAGGACTCCGCGAGTTCGCCGCGCGCTGCAGAGAATTGGTTTGCAGCAGACAATCCCATGTCGCTGACGGCGTTTCTAAACGCCTATCACGCAAATCCGACATTCAAGGCTTGGGCTCGGAAGCTTCTTCTATTGGAAGAGGATCACGACCCAGAATTTCAGGCGCAGCTCGCCAAGTTTATCCAGGCTGCACAGAGGGTGGGGACATGAGGGGGAATCTTGATCTTTCCGGCCATAAGCTTTCAGGTCTGTACCGCCCGCCCGCGCCTCGTTCACACGGGCGCCGCGTCAAGGTCCTGAAGCCCCGTGACGATGCCCATCGACAAATCTGGCGCATCGTTGACGGCGCGGTCCGCGATACCTTCGCCAATCATCCCGACTATCTGACAACACGTGGTCAGATGCGGGCGCGTGAAGCAATTATAAAGCGCGTTACCGGCGCGCTGCATGGCTACGCTACGCAGGTAGCGAAGGGCCGTTCCGAGACAGTGCAAGTCGCGGCGGCTATTGAGGGACTGGGCGCGCCTAGTACGCCCAGCTTCACGGCGCGGCTCGCCTCCAAGGCCCGCCAGTGGTGGCACTGGTTTGCAATGTCACCACGAAATTCACAGGTGCGCGCATGACGCTGCATCTGCGTCCGATCCAGAAGCCTGAGCGCAAGCGTTGCGACACCCGCGCCTTAGCTGATGCCCGCGCCCGTGTTCGCCGCGATCTGGAAAACCACAAAGCCGAGAAGCGTTTCGACGCGCATCTTCCTCGGCACTTCAACGACAGAGAGGCGCGTCGCAGAGGAGATTGCTCATGAGTGACATCATCTATCTCAGCAAGCCGCATGTTTCGGATCCGGTCTACATGCCGAGCCATCTGTTGCCCGCTCCGGCTAAGCCGAAGTTCGATTGGTCGATCCCGGTAATCTTACTGGCCAACATCGTTGTGTTCGCGCTGGCCGTGTTCGGCGCAATCGGAATCATCAATAGCATCTGAATAATCGTCGCTCTGGGCGGAGCGTAGCTGTCGAAGGTATAAATGGCTTACAGCAAGTATGCTGCAAAACCCACACATGTGGACGGCATTCGCTTCGCCTCGAAACGAGAGGCAGCGAGATACGGTGAACTTTCGAACCTGCAGCGGGCAGGGATCATCACCCATCTGGAATTACAGCCGCGCTTTCCCCTGATCGTCAACGGACAAGTTGTCTGCACCTATGTTGGTGATTTCCGTTATTTGGAAAATGGCATGTCCGTTACCGAGGATGTGAAGGGCTTCAAGACTGCTGAGTACAAGATCAAACGCAAGCTATTACTCGCCACCCATCCTGGCATTGACCATCGAGAAATAGGAATTGGGAAAGGGCGGGCAACTGCCCGCAAAGTCTCGCCCGAGATCCAGCAGATATTCCGAGACGCACAGCGGAGGCGCGCATAATGGCTGAGCATGAGCCCTGCATCGGTGCATCGGACGAGTGGTACACGCCGCGCGATATTTTCGAGGCCCTGAAACTGCGCTTTGATCTTGACCCCTGCTCCCCCGGCAAGGGTCATTGGGTGCCCGCCAGATTCGTCTACACGAAGGAGGATGATGGCCTTTCCCAGAAGTGGGAGGGGCTTGTGTTCATGAATCCACCATGGGGCGGACGTAACGGCCAGGTGCCTTGGCTTCGCAAGTTCTTGGATCACGGGCACGGCATCGCAATTGTAGCGGCGCGCACTTCGGCAAAGTGGTTTCAAGACATGATGCCCGAGGCCGACTGTGTTCTTTTCCCACGCGGTAAGACGCGCTTCGTAAGGCCGGACGGCACAGTCGGTGGTTCGCCGGGGACTGGCGTCGTCATTATAGCCATGGGCAAGGAAGCGGTTACGGCACTTCGCAAAAGCGGTCTGGGCATCTGTCCCGCTGAATGGAGAGCGGTAGCATGAACGCGCACGAACTCTGGACAGACCGCACTCCGCACAACTTCTACCTCAGAGAGAATTGCGATCAGCTCAATCCAGGAGAGATTTGCATATCTTGGTACGTGGGCGCTTCCGATATTGCGGAAATGAAAGTCCTATCCGGCAATCAAGCCGACGAGTTCATGGAGCGCTACCGCGCTGCACCAGATCCAGAAACCAAAGAACTACTCATGCTGCATTTGGTGGAGGGGGTGTCGTGAAACTTACTCTCGAAACCGCGCATTTCGTCGTCCTCTCAAAGCTGACTGAAATCGGCCGGCCCATGAACATGCTTGAGATTGGGTTCACGGCCACGCCATCCGTCATTCGCAACATGGCGGCTCGCGGCATGATCCGGGTGAGCGTCGAGATCACCCAGCGGGGTACGGAGCACCTTGAGAAGGCCAGCATCAGGCGGTTGAGACGTGAGACGAAAGAGCAGCGGGCCGCCCGGCGGCAGGCTCGCAAGGCCGTATCAGGGAGCGCGTTCTGATGACCCGCGACTACGGAAAGGTGAGGGCGCAGTTCTGGGATGACGACGCCCTGCGTGAATTGTCGATTGAGGCCAACTATCTGGCTCTTTACCTGATCACGTCCAGACACACGAACGCCATCGGTTGCTTCCGATTGCCCATCGCCTACATCCTAAATGATACCCGGCTGGACAAGAAATCCTTGGAACGGGCCTTGGCCGAGTTGCACCAGGCCGGTTACGCCGTGCCTTGTGAGCGCACACCGTGGATTTTCATCCCGAACTTCCTGCGCCACAACCCCCCGGAGAACCCAAACGTCTGGCGGAAGTGCGCCCGGGAGCTTTCCGAACTCCCCGGGGCCATCACCGCCGGCCAAATTATTGCCGACGAGCTGCTCGCCATGGCTGGCGAGGACCGTATGTGCAAAGACGGCTCTAAATACAGGGTATCGGACGACGAGAAAAACAAGATTCAACTGTTGCGGGACGGTTTCGATACCCTTGGCGAAGGGTTGAAGCCCTTACCTTCTCCTAACCTAACCTTATCCAAACCAACACTGCCCGCTGACGCGGGCTGCGTGCGTGGTGAAGATCCTGAGTTTGAGCAGTTCTGGAAAACCTACACCCCCCCCCCAAACTCGAAAAAGCCTGACGCTCGTGCCGCGTGGAACGCAACTGCCAAGGCTAGGCCGCCCCTCAAAGACCTTTTGCGCGCCGTCGAAGGCTACAACTCGTGGCTGGCTGATCAGTCCAGAAAGCAAAACCGAGAATACCCCAAACAGCACGCGGCGACCTGGCTGCGCGGCGAGGTGTGGAACGGGTTCTCGACCGAGGCGGCCTCAGATTTCTCAGAGGAACGATTGGCCGAATTGGCGGACAAAACAGATCGATCTTTACAACGCGGCAAGTACGCCCCCGATTACAGAGGTGCAGCGTAATGTTTACGCTCCCATTCGCCCCGTCAATATCGCCACCAGAATTGGACCAACGCATCTTTTCCGGAGCTAAGGCCATGACCCCCATTCCAGAACTAATAGCCCGTTTAAAATCAGCAATACATGAGGAATCTGTTTTGATTTCTCCTAGGACTTCTAAACTAATTGAAGAGGTTAGATTTGTTGTTGGAGAGTTAGAGGGGGAGGGCGGCCGACCGGCCGCAGACGATGGCGATGCGTGGCTAAAACTGAGCATGGCTGCCGCGCTGGCGAGAATTGTTGCCCTCGATCCCGAAGTGCACAGCGCAAACGGTTACAACGAGTGGGGTGAAGCCGAGTGCTTCAACCAAGCGCAGGGCATCGCCAAGTTCGCTCTGGGCCTTCCGCCTTCTGCGACCGGTAGGTCGCCCTCCCACCCTACTTCAAAAGGTGGTGTAGAATGACCAAGCCCGACCGCATCCAACCAGAAGACATCCAGGGCCCGGCCCGGCCTTCAACCGCCTATGTCCAAGACCGTGAAATCTCGACCGTAGCAGGCGCACCAAAGGCATGGCGGCGTCCTGATGGCCTGGCCTTCATGCGGGACCGCAAACAAATTGCAGGCCACCAATGGGAAGCGGGCAACCGTCTGCAAGAGGACTACCAGCTATCCCAGATGGAGGCTGGCGCGCGTTCCGGCGGCACGTCAGGCGTTCGCAGCAGTTGCGGGCCTACCGAGATACCCGACTCCGCAATCGACGCCAGCAGGCGCCTCAGGGCCGCTATGTCGAATCTGCCGGCCGAGATTGAAACCATCATCACGCTTTTCGTGCTGGGCAGTTCGGAAGATGGCGCAACCAGCTTTGAGAATATCGCCAGACGAGTAGGGGAGGACAAGCGGGCTATTCCCCTGGCTATCCGTTCGGGGCTTTCGCTCCTGGCTCGTCATTATGGGTACTGCACATGAGTGAGCCGTTACGCTGGAAGTTGATCGAGACCTATCAGCGTCCTGAATATGTGGGCTGGACTGATCTAGTGCTGCTGGGGTGGGACACTGGTGATCCCAACGGAGTCGTCATGTTCTTCGGTGTCGGTTGGTGTGACGCGTACAATGGCACTTGGATTGATTGCAGCGATAAGAAGCCGTGGCCCAACCCGCCGACGCACTGGCTTTGCTCGTTGCGCAAGACGTTCGAGCAGGATTTCCGAGACATTTTCACGGGAAACACATGAGCGAAATAATCGAACCCGATGGCGTTTTAGCATCGAACGTCTCTGTTTTGCGCATGTGCCGTTGCAATCGCGCACCGCATCGCCCCGGTCAGCGCAATTGCCATTTTTGCAATGCCGAGGCAGCCAAGAAATATCGGCGCAGCGTCAAGAAGCTGATCGAGATAGCGCGCAACGTAAAACTAGTGATTGGTGGCGGTGCGTAAAACATTCGCAGCATAGAGTAAAACACACTAGCGCTGCGGGACAGAACGTTCCACACATATTGGCATACTCGCTAGAGGTGTGTGGCGAGGTCAAATCATCCCTCAGTTAAGGCTGAGCCAGCCGGGGTCTTAATCGGTCCCGGCATTTTCTCTTCCGACCGGTAGGTCGGCCTACCCATCCAACATCCAAGGCAATGCATCAGCGCAAACACATTTTGCCGCTCCCCAATGCTGCATTCTCGCCTATCAGTGACGTACTTCCGCGCGACTTCGACGCAATAGAGGAAGCAGAGGATGAGGCCCGTAGGCAGGTAGCCCATGGCCATTCCTTCGACTGCACACCGCAGGGCCGGAAGACCTACAAATGAGAGTTTACCAGACAGCGGTTCGCCGGATAAAGGCAATCGAGCCTAGTCACGTTGACGATTATTACTGGGCTCAAAGCCCCGCCAGCATCACCGTTCTGCAAGATGACACCCCGCGCGATACCGGACTACTGGACGAGCGCGGCAACCCGATCATGTCGGTGGAAGTCATGCAGCCAATTGGTTTTACACGTTAGTCCGCCCGAGGGGGACAAATGCAAGTTGGAGAAACAACCGGCCCCGTGGGCTTCTGGGATAAATCCGGCAAGATGCTGGATGCCCCCGCAACGGTAGCCAGGCTTCTCAAGGACATGCGCGAGGCCGCGATAGGGCGTAACTTCGGCCATTACGACAGGCTGAGCGATGAACTTACGGAATTTGCCCGGGCCTACTTGGCCCCGACCATGGTGGATAACTTCGCTGGCTGCAGCCTTTCCCCGAGTGAGCGCGTCATAGCCGACTTACTCCTCAGCAAGCTTGGTCTGGTCGTCAACAAGGACGCCATCATGAGCGCCTTGTATTTCAACAAGGTCGAGGAGGCCCAGCCGAAGATCATCGACGTGTTTTTATTTCGTCTCCGCAAGAGGTTGGCCGGCAAGTTCGTGATCGAGAATGTGTTCGGCCGGGGCTTCCGCATGGTGCGGGCAACATGACAATGAAAGCAGGAGGACCGGAGTTCTCTAAGTGGCTTTAGCACCAACACAAATCAAATCCCTCGCACGCGCACACACTGAGACAGCCATCAAGGTTTTGGCTGGTGTCATGAATCAGGAGGAGGCACCTCACGCTGCTCGCGTTGCTGCAGCTAATTCGCTCCTCGATAGGGGCTGGGGCAAAGCAGCACAGATCATCGCAGGGGATGAAGATGCACCGCTTACAATTCGTCGGATCGAAGTCGTTCTGATTGGCTCAGCTACTGAGACGGGCTGTCCCGCAGGTTTACTCCCCGCTCCTGAAGCCGAGCCGGTATAAGGGCGCATACGGAGGGCGCGGGTCTGGGAAATCCCATTTCTTTGCCGAGCAGCTTGTTTCTGATTGCCTGTCAGAGCCTGGGATGCTCGCGGTGTGTATCCGCGAAGTCCAAAAGACCCTAGCGCAATCGTCTAAACGACTGATCGAAAGCAAGATCAAGGATCTGGGCGTCGGCAGCCTGTTCGATGTGCTGGACGATAAGATCAAGACGCCGGGCGGCGGGCTTATCATCTTCCAGGGTATGCAGGATCACACCGCAGAGTCGATCAAGTCACTTGAGGGGTTTAAGCGGGCTTGGATTGAGGAAGCGCAGACGCTATCCACTCGCTCCCTGACATTGCTGCGCCCCACGATACGAGCCGAGGGGTCTGAGATTTGGGCGTCCTGGAATGCCCGCCGCAAGTCTGATGCGATTGACGACTTCCTGAGAGCCAAGAAACCTGCCGGCGCCGTGGTTGTAAAAGCCAACTGGCGTGACAACCCGTTCTTCCCATCAGTTCTGGAAGACGAACGCAAGCTTGATCTGGAACTTTACCCAGATCGCTACGAGCATATCTGGGAGGGTGAATATGCCAGAGCTCTCGAAGGCGCCTATTTCGCTAAGCAGTTGGCGGAATGCAAAGCGCAGGGCCGAATTGGCAAGGTCGCCGCCGATCCGCTGCTGCCCATCCGGGCCGTATTCGACCTTGGTGGATCAGGCGCAAGCGCCGACGCCATGGCAATCTGGATCACTCAGTGGGTCGGGCGGGAAATCCGCGTACTGGACTACATTGAGGGCGTCGGACAGGTTCTGGCCTATTACGTCAATGAGCTGCGCTCCCGAGGCTGGGGCAAGGCCATCTGCATTCTCCCCCATGACGGCATTAACGAAAACAATCTGACGGGGAAGAAATACAAGGACCACGTTGAAGAGGCGGGGTTCGAGGTGGTTGTCATCAAGAACCAAGGCAAGGGCGCTGCGATGATGCGGATTGAGGCCGCGCGTCGTCTGTTTCCGCAAATCTGGTTCAACGAAACGACTACGGAAGCTGGGCGCGATGCGCTCGGCTATTACCACGAAAAACGAGACGAGCAGCGCAACATGGGCCTTGGACCTGAACATGACTGGTCGAGCCATGGGGCGGACGCCTTCGGCTTGATGTGCGTGGCGTATGAGATCCCTGAGAAGCCTGGCAATTGGGACGCCCCCAACGTCGCGTGGGTCGTCTAATTGGCTAAGAAGAACAAGATTGCCGAGAGCGATCTATCCGCCATCCTCAAAGCCGAGATAGCCAATTGCGACGGTGCGGGCGGCTCTGCGCTGTCCAATGACCGCGTCGAAAATCTGGACCGCTACTTCGGCCGGCCCTATGGGACCGAGCAGGAGGGCCGCTCCTCGGTAGTCATACCCGATGTGCGCGATGCCGTGGAATGGGTTGTTGCAACCCTCATGCGCATCTTCACATCTGGCGAGAAGATTGCCGAGTTCGACCCCGAGGAAGAAAGCGATATTGAGGGCGCCAAGCAGGCGACAGAATACACGAATTTCGTGTGGAACCGGGATAACCCCGGCTTCACCAATACCCTCACCTGGTTCAAAGACGGGCTGATTTCCAAGCTCGGAACGCTCAAGATCTATTACAATAAGATCGAGAAGACCAAGCGCGAGCGGTTCGCCGGCCTTGATGACGAAGCCTTTGCCAAGGTGGTCAATGACCCCGAGGTGACGGTGTCTGAGCACACCGAAAACGAGATCGAGGTCATTGTTCCAGACCTTCGGCCCAACCAGCCGCCGCAGCTACTAAAGCAGAAGACCCACGATCTAGTCATCACGCGCACCCAGAAGGTAGGGCGCGTCTGTGTTGATACCGTCCCGCCTGAAGAGTATCTGGTTTCCAAGGACGCGCGCACGAACGTTGAGGCCCGGCTAGAGGGGCATAAACGCAAGCGGACCGTATCTGACCTGATTGAAGACGGTTACGACCGTGATAAGGTTGAGGCCATTGCTTCCGGCAATGAAGCTCCGACCGATCAGGAAGAGATTGCCCGCGACACGGTGCAAGAGAACACCGGCTCAGAAACCGTCCCCCTCAACAAGGCGATGCGGGAAATCTGGGTTTACGAGTGCTACATCAAGGTCGATGTAGACGGCGACGGCATTGCAGAGATGCGCCAAGTCACGGCGGCTGGCCCTGGCTATACGATCCTCAAGGACGAGGCGTGGGACGCTCCCAAGCCGTTCGTCAACCTGACCCCCATCCCGCTGCCGCACCGCCTCATCGGCCTTTCGATGGCGGACATCACGAAGATTTGGCAGCTTATCCGCACCACTATCTTCCGCCAGTATTTGGACAACCTCTACCTCTCCAATAATCAGCGAGAAGAGGTCGAGGCGGCTCGCATTGTTGACCCAGACGAGGTGATGTCCTCGAAGCCTGGTCAGAAGATACGCACCAAGGGCGGGCCGGGCCCGGCAATCATTCCGATTGTCGTCCCGCAGATTGGTGCCGCCGCCCTTGAGGGCATGAGCTACAGCGAGCAGCTCAAGGAGAACGCCACTGGCGTCTCGGCTCGCACACAAGGTCTTGGCTCAAACACCCTGCACGACACGCTGGGCGGCGAGCAAATGCTCATGACGGCCGCCATGGGCAAGATCGAGCTTATCGCCCGGGTATATGCCGAGGCCATGAAGGATGCGTTCCGGCTCATTCACAAACTTAACTGCATGTACCAGGACAAGCCCCGGATGATCCGCCTGACGGGTGAGGAGTTTGTCCCAATGGACCCGTCCCAGTGGAATGCCGACATGGACATGACCGTGTCCGTTGGCATTGGCACTGGCGACAAGCAATTGCAGATGCAGGCCGCCACGATGATTGGCCAGGCTCAGTCTGCGGCGCACCAGTCCGGGCTGTTGACGATCACGCCTGATAACGCGATGGCGACCGCTGAGATGATCGTCAATGCGGCCGGTCAGAAGGGAGCGGAGCGGTTCTTTTCGCTCCCCGATCCAAACGCGCCGAAGCCGCCTGACCCAGAGATGGCGAAGGTCATGGCCAAGGCCGAGGCTGATAAGGCTGCCCTCCAACAAAAGGGCCAGTTGCAGCAGGAATCGCAGCAGCAGGACTTCCAGCTTTCCATGACGGAGATGGAAAAGAAGTTCCAACTGGAAATGATCCAGATGCGCGAAGAGCTTGAGATGAAGTGGAACGAGATCCTCATCGAGGCCAGCCTGGAAAAGCGTCGTATAGACCAGCAGCCCAATATCGAGGGCATCCGCTCCCATGCCAAGATAGCCAGCAAGGTCAACATGGGCGGCGACCCTGGCTGATAAAATCGAACGCGGCCACCAAGCCGATCAACTCCTCCGCGAGGATGGCATATTTGCCCAAGCGGTAGCCGAACTCGAAACCACCTATGTCCAGCAATGGCGCGAGGCAAAGACAGTGGAGGCCCGTGAGGATTTCCACCGCTTGCTACAGGTGATTGACCGTCTTCGTGGCGACCTTCGCAACGTCATTGTGACGGGCCAGCTTGCCGAAGCCGAGGAAAAGACACTGAGGGATAAGATACATGGGTGACGAATACCTAGTAGGCGGCGGCGCTGATGAGGCGGCAAACGCAATCCAGGCCCTATTCGACAAGGGTCCGCAGGTACAGGCTCCTGAACCCGAGGATGAGACACCCGCACCCGCAGCAGAAGCCGCGCCTGTAGAGGCGGCGCCCGCTGTAGAGGAAGAAACACAGACCCCCGACGAGGTAGCTGCTGAAGCAGAACCCGCCGAACCCTCGCAAGAGGAAAACCCCACGCCAGTCATCACCAAGGCACCAGAGCCCGCACCAGTGGCGCCGAAGGTTGCGGATGCGCCGGCACAAGACAAGTTAACCGCTACAACCGAGTTACTTACTCAACTCAATACCCTTGTCCCCCAGATTCAGGCACGGATGGCAGCCGCCTTCCCGGACATCAAGACGTTTGATGATCTGGAAAAGCTGGCCGCCGAAGATCCGGCCCGATACTTCCAGTATGACGTTCTGAGCAAGAGATTGACGGAAGCAACGCAGGCTCAGGCCCGCGCTTCTGCCGAGTATCGCGCTCACTGGACGCAGCAGGAAGCCGTCAAGCTGGGCAACCTGCTCCCCGAATGGAACGATCCCGTAAAGGGGCCTGCGCTTAAGCAGAGCCTGACGGATTTCGCCAAGGAAGTGGGCTATTCGGACGCGCAGATCGCACAAGCTGGCGCAAGCGACATCGTTCTCCTTCGGGATGCGATGCAGTTCCGCGAGGCCAAGAAGCAGGAGCAGGCGAAAGCTGTGGCTCATGCGGCTGCCCTCAAGGAAGCTCAGAAGAAGGCGGCCAATGCGCCGCCCGTGCAAAAGCCTGGTGTCACACGCCAGACCGACAAGGGAACTGAGAAGATTAAGGAACTTGAAGAGCGGTTGTCCAAAACCGGGCATCTCGACGATGTCGCGATGCTCCTGTCCGCCAAGGGCTACTAGCCCGCCGGACTAGCCTCAAGGAACACCTGACATGACTGTACAGACCGCTGCCTTTGGCACCTATGCTGCCATTGGTAATCGTGAAGACCTGTCCGACATCATCACCACGATCTCCCCGACCCGCACGCCGTTCACCATGCTGGCGGGCAAGGGCAAGGCGAGTGGCAAAACCCACGAGTGGCAGACTGACGCCCTCGCTGCTGCAGTCACCACCAACGCCCAGATCGAAGGCGATGTGATTGTCGGCACTGCTTCGACCCCGACCGTCCGCCTGGCGAACTATTGCCAGATCAGCACCAAGGATGCCGTTGTGACCGGCACCCAGGAAAAGGTGCTGAAGGCCGGCCGCGCGTCGGAAATGGCCTATCAGGTTGGCAAGCGCCTTGCCGAACTGAAGCGCGACATGGAGAGCGTGCTTTGCTCCAATCAGCGCGGCGCCTCCGGTGCGACCGGCACGGCCCGCAAGTTGCGTGGCCTGGCTGCGTTCAATAACGTCAACTCCAACCGCTATACCGGTTCGACCCACGTCACCAAGGGCAAGGACTCCACCGCCCCGAACAGCGCGACCGGCGCCCCGACCGATGCGGGCAATACCCGTGCGTTCACGGAACTGCTGCTCAAGAGCGTTCTGGCGGAAGGCTATGCTGCCGGTGCGGAATTCAGCCATTTGATGGTCGGCCCGCACAACAAGCAGGTCGTGTCCACCTTTGCCGGCCGTTCTTCGAGCCGCGAACTGGTTGACAAGAACAAGATCCTCGGCGCGGCGGACGTTTATTGTTCGGACTATGGTGACATCAAGGTCATCCCGAACATCTTCGGCCGTGAGCGTGAGGCTGTCCTGCTGGACCCGGACATGGTGTCCATCGACTATCTGCGCCCCGCCTTCAGCTACGATCTCGCCAAGACTGGCGACTCGATGCGCAAGGCTGTTACTGCCGAGTACACCCTCCGTGTGAAGAACCCGGGCGGCATCGGCGTGGTCGCTGACATCAACACCTCTTCGTAAGCCTGGCTGGGGCGGGGAGCAATCTCCGCCCCCCCCCCCTTTTCGAGGCCGCAATGAGTTCAGAGAGAATCCTGTTCGCCCGATATAACGGGCTGACGGAATACGCGCATATCGACCCGATGAAGCCGAATGATCTGGTCATCGAGACGACGCAGGATGATTTTCAGGCCATCCTCGATCAAGTGAAGATCGACCGTGACAAGCCCGTCGGCAAGACCTGGCGGCTGGCAGCTAGGTTACCGCTAATCTTCCACCACCAAGCCGTCCAAGAGGGCTGGCTTCACGATAAAAAGCGCTGGCGGCAGCTTTTAAACGATCCCGATCTCAAGGGATTCCGGGTCTGGGGCGGGCGCATCGGCACTCCGGGACAACACTAAACCGAACTGAGGGGTTCAACATGCCTGACTGTGGCTCACAGGAAGAATTAACGTTGCGCCGACTGCCTGAGGGCGGGTTCATAGTCATCTCAAAAGGCTATGTGGGCGAACATGGCAACATCATGTTTGGCAGCGACAGTATCGACACTGCGCTTGCTTACATGAAGTCGCAGGTAAAGCCGATTGGCCCGGAGCCGGGCGAGCCGAAACCGGTTCCCTTCCCCCCATTCAAGAGGTCTGGAGACGTTCTCAAGGGCCCGGCCTATGACTGATGGGACCGGAGTGGCGCATGGCCTCCGAATACTCGTCTGCACGCCTGTGTATGGCGATAGCGTCAAGAGGGGTTACGCGCACAGCATGGCCCAAGCCATGACGTTCTTCTGTCAGGTCAAATCTGACGTTGAGAAATACATCGACGTTTCGATGGTCTATAGCTCAAACCTTGTCGAAAACCGCCATGTGCTGGTTTCGCGGGCATTCCAGTTTGAAGCAACCCACATGCTGTTCTGGGATGCTGATATCAAGGTGCCGGCCGACGCCATTGTGCGAATGGTAAATCATCACCTGCCCATCGTCGCCATCAATTACGCCAAGAAAGAGCCCGAGGCGCGCCCTACCGCCTATATCGACACTGACGAGTATGTAGGCCCGTGCTTTAGCCAAGAGCATCACACCGGCCTACAGGCTGTTTCATCGTGCGGCTTCGGCCTGATGCTCATTGAGATGAGCGTGCTGCAAAAGATGCAGACTCCGCTGTTTCAGTTCAGCCAGGATGGCCCGGAAGGCATCCAGACCGAGACGGAGGATGTGTTTTTCTGCCGCAAGGCGCGGGAAGCCGGCTTTGACATCGTGATCGACCACGATCTGTCCAAGCAGTGCGCGCATCTGGGGGATTGGGAATACACCTGCGCCATGTCTGATCTCGCGCAGGCTGAGAAGCAGCGCCAGTACCGCGCAATGCCGACAAGCGGGCCGGATCAGTCGATTTGAGGAAGGTTGCGATTATCGGGCGCTGCTACAGCACCAGATCAGACGCACCATGGGCCGATAAGAGTTGGGAGTTGTGGACGCTGGCATGGGACCCCGTCCCGGTCACAGCCCGCATCTTCGAGACGCATCAAAACTTCCGCATGTACATGGGCTCTCAGGAAGAGGGTGACTTCCATGTGAGCGGCCTTCGCATGTCGAAGGTGCCTGTCTACATGCTGGACAAGCAAGACGACATTCCCGCCTCCGTCGCCATCGACATGGCGGCCGTAACGAAACTGGTCGGGAAGACCGTTCAGGGCACGCCTTACATCGAAAGCTCAATCGGCTGGATGATGGCGCAAGCCCTCTTGGAGCTTCAGCCCGGCGACCGCATCGGCATCTGGGGCGTCGATCTGCACTGCGAGTCTGAATACGCATATCAAAGGCCAAATCTTGAATACCTGATCGGGCTCGCCCGGGGCAGAGGTATCAAGGTTTATATCCCCCCGCAAAGCGCTCTCTGCACGCACGCCTTTGGTGTGCCGTACGGATTTTGGCAGCAGCCAGACGCGCCGCCCCTCCCGAAATAGGAATTCTAATGCCGCAGATTCATGTGGGCGTTGAAAGCTCCAATGGCTCCGTCATTGGCAGCAGGCCCGTCTCTCCAAGCTCTCCGCTTCCGACAGTTACGGCGGCCCTGGCGAAGCTCGGATACCAACAGATCACATCGCTCTCCGGTGCAACGGCGCTGACAGTCCCCGCCGGGGCAACCTACTGCATCGTCACCGCTGAATCGCAGGCCGTTCGCTGGCGCGATGACGGCACGAACCCGACCGCCTCGGTTGGTATGCCCATCGCCTCTGGCAATTCCTATTCGTTCAATGGTGCCGCGAACTTGGCCGCTCTGAGATTCATCGAGCAGACCGCCTCCGCGATCCTCAATGTGAGCTACTATCGATGATTAAATTGCGCAGCTTGCTTGCTGGCTGTGTGATTGCGGTTGCCGTTGGCGGCGCCGCGCTTGCCCAGCCAACTCCTATTCCTAGCGGTGGCGGCTCTGGTGGCGGATCGCCTACCGGCGCCGCTGGCGGCGACCTGACGGGGACGTATCCAAATCCGTCCCTCGCGACGGTCAACAGCGATGTTGGAACGTTCGGTTCTGACACCGATTGCCCGACTGTCACCGTCAACGCCAAGGGCCTCATCACGGCCATATCGGAACAGGCTTGCGCGAGTGGCGCGGGCGACATTACAGCCGTAACGGCTGGGGCGGGCCTGACCGGTGGTGGTTCATCCGGCGCGATCACGATTTCGGCCTCAGCCGTTATCAACGCCCAGACCGGCACCAGCTACACGGTGCTGTCCACAGACGCCGCCAAGCTCGTTACGTTCTCCAATGGTTCGGCTGTTGCCGTCACGTTGCCGCAGGCTACCGGCGACTTCGCGGCAGGATTTTCCTTCGGTGTTCAGAATAAGGGTGTTGGAACAGCCACCATCACGCCAACGACATCGACAATCAATGGCGGTGCGAGTCTCGCTATCGCCACAAATCAAGGCTGCTGGATAACATCAGACGGCACCAACTATCAGGTTGATAGCTGCACCGCTCTGGGCCCCTCTGGGGTCTCATCTATCACCGGCACCGCCAACCAAATTACTGCGTCGGCCTCGACGGGGGCGGTCACGCTTTCGCTGCCTGCGAATCTCCAAACAACCACTCTTGCGCTCAATGGCTGCACGATTGGTGCGCTTGGCCTGTGCGTTAATGGTGCAATCACCAGTACATCCGGCGACCTGACGATAATTGCCTCAGGAGATTTTGTATTTAACGGTCGAGGCAGAATTACGTCGCCCGGCTCTAACGTTATACAAATCGGCGGCGACAGTAGCGCCGCGCCAGCAGCGCAATCTCTCTTTTTCCAGAATGCCGCAGGCACCAATATCGCTGCGGCAGCCACGGCCACTATCGTTGGCCCCCTTGCAACAGGCACGGGCGTGCCGGGCGATCTCGTTTTTCAAACCGGCGTCGCTGTTGGCAGCGGGGCTAGTGGCTCAACTGCGACCAATGCTGTGGTCATTAAGGGTGAAACCGGGCTCGTTCAACTGCCCCGCATAGCGACCGACGCGACCCACACCACTAGTACCATTTGCCAGGATACGACAACCCACGCTCTCTATTTCGGTTCCGGCACCGCTGGCATCTGCCTCGGTACCTCAAGCGCTCGCTACAAGCATGACATCGCACCGTTGAGCATGGGCTTGTCCCAGATCATGGCGTTGAAGCCGGTCGTCTATAAGCTCAACAAAGACAAGGGCGATCCCAACAAGACCCTCTACGGCTTCCTCGCGGAAGACATGGAGAAGGTCGCTCCCGCGCTGGTTGGTCGCGACAAGCAGGGTCGTGCGGACACGGCCGATTATGTCGGCGTAATCCCCATCCTAGTGAATGCCGTTCAGACGATTGGGTGGCTGGTTTGGCTGCTGTTCTTCTGGAACGCGCTTCTGACCGGATGGGTTGCAGCGCTCACGTTCCGCAAGAGGGCTTAAGCCCGTGCGGAAGCTGCTTCTCCTATCGGCCGCAGCGTTGCCGCTGCTCGTCTGTTCCGGGCTGGCAGAAGCGCGCATTCGCGGTGGCGTTGCCCTCACGAGCCCGGCCAGTACATGCCCTAATGGCACGGCCAATTCATCGATAGATGGATGCGAGGACGCCAGCCTAGACGCCACGTTCAGCATGGCAAACATGGACGAATATTTCCGTGACAATGATGGGAATATCGCAACGTTGGCAGTTAGGCCCGGTCTCGCATCAGGTGTTCCGTTCAATGTCGCTATGCGCGATTTCCCAATCGGGCCTCGCGTCACCGTCTTCAAAGACCCGGCAGAATATTCCTTCACGACATCTAGTTCTAACGTCAATGGGACGACATTCACCGCGACGACTGTAACTAGCGGCACTGTCCGAAATGGCCTTATCCTCTGGTCGTCGCCTGGGACAAGTGGACTACTTACCAATCATCCAGTTTTGAGTAACTGCACTGGCGGTACGCCGGCAGGTGGAAGCGGTACCGTCTGCACACTCAGCATCAGCCAGTCCAACAAGAGTGGACCATATAAAGGCTCTCATGCGCCGGGTTGTTATTGGACCGATGGCGGGGCTTCGTCATCGTCGTGGAATTGCGATTTCAAATACCCAAACCAAGCGCTAATTGCTGACTTTGATGGGTTTGACTTCGGGGCCATCGGCGGCCACACGAGTTCGACGTTGCTTGTCACGTCCAGCGATAATGGTGTTCCGACTCTGAAGGTCACGAACAGTCACATCGTTGTGGATGCTCAGACCAATGGTCAGACTATCATTCGCACCAACCCTGCCGTTCGTGCAAATTTCATTGTTGAAGACAATGAATTCGATGGCGGCAATGCTAGTGTAGCGACAGGAGAACCAGTACCGGCAAACTTTAATTATTCGGTCCAGACGGGCGGATTCGGTTCGGGCTTTGAGGGCATCTCAGGCAATCACATAACGGGCTCGTTCAAGCGGAACTGGATTCATGATTTTGCAGGCAATCCCATTCAGATCAGCAATGCCTATGCCGACATAATTACGCAGGCGAACGTATTTTATCGCATTGGCATGAACAATGGGAACAATATAGCTGGTGGACAAACTGGCCTTCATGGCGCGTCTATCAATTGGAATACCACCACTGAGGGCACGACAGGTACAATCCGCAGGTACAATGATGTCGTCATTTATCCTTACGGCACGCGCCCCGGCGTTACGACTGGACCGTTTGCGTTGCTTGGTGGCACAGGTTCTGCGTCAACAATAGGCTACGACCAGCAACTAACCACTTCGATTGTAAATGTTGCGGCACCCAGCCAGGCGATCTCGTCGCAGTGGTTTACAGCCCTTCGGGTCGGCGCGCTCAGCAATCTGACCATCAAAAACAACTACGTCAGCACCATCGGCATCGTTCATAACGGCTGCTATCTGATTGGCGGAGATATCCAAGGCTCTACGACTGCCTCAATGGCACCCAGCGTAGGAAATGGGTATTCAATTTGGACGGTTTCCGGGCTTGTGAATGGCAGTCTGCTACCGTATCCGGGCCAATACATCACAACCCAGGCCGCAAGTGGCACAACGCGTTGGCGAGCGACTTTGACTGACCTCGGGGACGGCACTAGCCGAATGGACATCACGTCCACCCAAGTTGGCACTACAACCGCGCTGTCAGTTGGAATTCAGGTTGCAGCGCTTAGGATGTTGAATCCGAAAACAAACCCAACTTTGATTGTTTCTCAAATCGATAGCGATAGCTACATAGTCAGTAATGGCAGTGGTAACGGCGAAACTCGCGCAGAACAATCATTCCGTGGCGCGCAGGTGATTCAGGATTTTGGTTCGCACGGTACAACCGCTACGGGCGGTTCAAACTCGACAAACTACAACGGGACATATGCCGTGGGTCAGGAGCGGACTGTCGCCAGCACTCTGAATTGGCACGCGGTCGGACAGGGGCTCGCAATCGGAAATCTCGTTACGATCGATGACGATGTAACCGATAATTTTGATGTTCTGAGTGGCAACGCCTTAACGGCCGACGACATAAGCCTCAGCTTCGGTTCGTGTCCTGGTACCAACCCGCAATAATCACCGCGCCTCATCGCTGACATAGGTCGCCTCTTCCTCAGACGTCATGTTTCGGTATTCCCACTGGCCATTGATCTTTCGCCCCATGCAAGGTGGGCCGTTGACCTCGTTCCCAGCAGCATCGTGTTTGCTGAGGAAAATGTAAGTTAGGTGCCACTGGCTCTTATCGGTCACTATGAACGCCAAATGGGTTTGCTGAACCAGCGCGAGATGCGCCCGTAGGCACGGCGGCCTTCCTCAAACTCATTGAGGATAAATCGTGGCACCCATACCGGCGATGAGATTGCAACCAGGATCAGAACGAACGGGCCAAGCGTAGTCCACAGGAAAATCTGGGACAGCGTTTCGCCGCGTGTCGGCCAGCCCTTGCGATTGGTGGCGTACATACCCACTGCGGCCATGAATAGTCCGACCGCGCCATACACATAGAGCCATTCTTGAAATGTCATCCCACTCCCCAGCGATAGGGCGGGAGTCTTGCTCAAATTATCAGGAAAGTAAAATAGCTAATGGCTATAGGTACATACGCGGAGCTAAAGGCTGCGATAGCCTCACGGGCCGACCGCTCTGACCTGACATCGCTGATTCCTGACTTCATTACCGGCGCGCACTCCCGCATCCACTTCGGGTGCAAGGAGCCGCCGCTATTCAGCGAGCCGCTGCGCATCCGGGCCATGGAGGCATCTGACGATCTGACGATAAGCGGTCGCACAGTGGCCATACCTGATCGCGTTATCCAAACCCGCCGTCTCTATCTCTACACTGACCCGATTCATAAGGTGGACCTGGTCAGCCCGGACAAGATGTGGGGATCTCGGCTTGCTGCATCATCTGGTTGCCCTGCTGCATTCTGCCTTGAGGGTGGAAACTACGTCTTCGGTCCGGCCCCGGATTCGACCTATACGGGAAAACTGCTGTCCTACAAATCCTTCGAGGCGCTGAGCGCTGAAACGGACACAAACTGGCTCCTGACCAATGCTCCCGGCGCTTATGTGCAGGGCGCACTAATCGACCTCTGGGACCATATGATGGATGAAGAGCGCCGGCAGCGAGCCTATGCAAACTTCTGTGGGATCATCAACGCGCTGAACGCGGCCGACCAGTCTGACCGCTATTCCGGTTCGCCGTGGGTCGCAACTTCGGACACAGGCAATCCTTGATCCATCTCGTAGGGGTGCCTCCGGCCACGGTCAATGTGATCTGGCCCCGGCTCGACGCTGTCTATGAGGAAGCCTGCAAGCACTCTAGCGGGCTTCTAACGAAAGAGGCCGTCCGCATCCGCTCCATCAATGGTTCTGGCCAGCTTTGGATCACAGCGGACGACGCAGACACCGAAGTCACCGCCACCTGCATGACTTCAGAAATTCCGCTCGCCACTGGCAGGGGGCGCATCGTGGAAATCATGGGCGGCAAAGTGAAATACGACATCTTCGACTTCCGCGCGACGCTTGAGAAACGAGCGAAGGAAGACGGCTGTGCCGCCCTGTTCTTCCTCACCCCCAGAAAATGGATGCCGCGCTTGCCTGACTACAAGGCGACCAGCGTGCTGATGTGCAAGGAACTCGCATAAGTGGCAACTGACAACCTCGGCCTCACCCTCCCTACGGACGGCGGCAGCGAAGACACATGGGGCGGGCTGCTCAATACCGCGCTTGGGGCAATCGACGCCGCTTTCGCCAATCGCTTCCCGACGCACATTGACGGGCTGACGCTATCTGCGGCTGGCGGGTCGGCATCGTTTGGCATTGCGTCTGGCGTTGCCATCGACACCACTTCGGCCAAGCTGCTGCGCCTTGCTGCAGCCATCACCAAGACGACTTCGGCATGGGCCGTAGGAACTGGCAATGGCGGCCTCGATACCGGCTCTATCGCCATTAATACATGGTATCACGTCTACCTCATCAAGCGCCTCGATACCGCTGTTGTGGATGTCATTTTCTCCCTGAACGCTTCCACGCCCGCTCTCCCGGCCAACTACACGGTCTATCGCTGCATCGGTTCCGTTCGGACTGATGCTTCGTCGCAGTGGAAAAAGTTCTCGCAGATTGGCGACGATTTCACATGGGGCGTCCCGGTCAACGACCTCGCGGTAACAGATGTCGGCACCACTCCCGTCATGCGAACCCTGACTGTTCCGACCGGGCGCATCGTAAAGGCAAAAGTGCGCGGCCTCATGGCCAACCCGTCGCCCAATATAATCATTCTAGTAACTGGGAACCCTGAAGACTCAGCCGTCGCAGGAGCAACCGATGGAAACGTGACGGCCTATAGCCAGGTCGCAAGCCAGCCAGTTGGGTTTGATCTTCCGGGCGTCACTACGAACACGAGCGCGCAGGTTCGCACGGTTGCCTCGGATAATAGCGGCACCACCCTATACCTCACAACCTACGGCTGGATCGACAATCGGGGAAAAGCCTAGTGTCTTTGTTCCCGCTTGTAATCCCTCCCGGCGTCGATAGGTCTGGGACGGAGTACCAAGCAAAAGGGCGCGTTTACGACACCAATCTCGTTCGCTGGTACGACAAGGCCATTGGCCCCATCGGCGGCTGGCAAGAGCGTGAGATGTCAGGCGCTTCGGTTTCGGGCGCGCCGCGAGCCATCATCGCATGGGCTGACAATAGCGGCTCGCGCTGGGGCGCTATAGGCACAAGCAGCAATCTTTACGCCTTCAATCCCGACAACACTCTAACCGACATCACGCCCTCCGGATTTACTGCGGGGCAGGCTGATAGCACGGTGAAGACCGGATACGGCTTCGGCATTTACGGAGCTGGCCTCTATGGCACGCCGCGACCGGACACTGGCGACCCACTTCCCGCAACCGTTTGGGATGTGGACACTTGGGGCGAGTTTTTGGTCGGCGTCTCTGACAGCGATGGCGATATCTACGAGTGGGATGTTGATCCCGGCAACGACGCTGTAGTCATCACGAACGCGCCCACGGGTTGCACGGGCATTGTCGTGACGCCTGAGTTGACCCTGATGGCATTGGCGCCGGATGGCGACCCCAGGCGTATCGAATGGTCAAAACCAGGCGACAATACAGACTGGACGCCAAGCGCGACCAGCAGGGCGGGTGGCTTTTCCTTGCAGACGCAAGGCAAGCTCATGGCCGGCCGCAGGGTGCCTGGCAAGACGCTGATCCTCACGACTGTTGACGCCTGGACAGCCACGTTCAATGGCAATGTTCTTTTCTATAGTTGGGATCAGGTTGGGACCGGCTGCGGACTGATAGCGCGCGGCGCTGTTGTATCGGCCGGCGACTTTGCAGTCTGGTGGAGCTATTCCGGCTTCTGCCTGTTTGACAGCAGCTTTCGTCAAATTCCTTGCGAGGAATGGGAATACGTTCGGGCCAACCTGAACACGGCGCAGCGCTCCAAGATTTCTGCTCATCACAACAGCGATTTTAACGAGTTAGTCTGGGACTACCCGTCTCAGACCTCGACAGAAAACAATTCCTATCTCGTGTGGCATTACCCGACCGCCGCCGACCCGAGAAGCTTCTGGTATCACGGCCAACGTTCGCGCACGGCATCAATTGGGCCTGGTGTTTTTGCCAACCCGATCTCTGTTGATCCCGATGGTGATGTTTATGACCATGAAGTGGGCGGAATGTATGACGGCGCAACGCCGTATTTCCAAACCGGTCCGCTTGAGATGGGTGAGGGCGATAGGGTTGCGCGCGTGACTGAAATTATCTCGGACGCCGATAATGTTGGCGATATCACGATGGGGTTTCTAACGAAGTTCTATCCGGACGGCGATGAAACCACTGTTGCGCAGGCAACGCTCAGCGGGTCGGGCAAAACGGATGTCCGGTTCACAGCCAGGCAGGCTGCCGTAAGGGCTGAATTTCTGACCGCAAGCGCACGGCTTGGGACTAATCGCCTGAACGTCACGCTTGGGGGGCGCCGTTAATGCGCGCCGCACCCGCAACATATGACCCGCAGTACATCCAAGAGATTGTGAAGCGTATGGACGCGCTCGAACTCCGCTTCGGAATGCCGTTGGACAAGATCACGCTCCGGGCGTCTGACGACGCAACAAACACACGCCTCAAGGATATCACGGTGAACATAGCCAATACGATTTCAGCGGTGGACGCAACTTGATAGGCGATCACGGGTTGGAATTTGACACCGCAGAATGGCAGGCGCTTCGAGACGATAAGCTTAGAACATGGGTTGGCGATCCGCAGGCCATAGCGTTCTTTCTTGCCTTCTGTGATGCCTGCGAATTGTTTGATGATGTCGTAGACAAGGACAAGCCGGTAGAGGACGCGCACGCAACGCGGGTGCTGTTCTCCCTGCTGACGGAATTGCCGCTCAATCCATTCTTCGAGCAGTGGAAGCGCCAATTGATCCCGGTCATCAACACCGGCATCAATGCTTGGCTTGACGCGAACGAACTTGAGAAAGGGTCGGAGAACGACAGGGTGTTCTCCTATGTACTGAGGGACTGGTACGTCGAACTGCTTGGCACCGTGATCTGGCTCACAAAGGGAATGCCTTACCTGCGTTGCGTGAGCATGGAAATCAGGCAGTTCTTCACTCATCACGAATCCCTCGAACAGTATTTGGAGAAACTTAAATGAGTGGTGGCGGTAGCCAGACCTCTACAAGCGTAAACCAGGCGGACCCCCGCATTTGGAGCGCTGTTGAACAAAACATGGGCCGCGCCCGTGGCATTGCCGATCAGCCGTTCCAATCCTATGGCGGACAGTTCACGGCGGACCTGACGGGCAATCAGAGCCAAGCAATCAACATGGCCCCGGGCCTGCTCAATGCCGGGTCTGGCGCTGTCAATGAAGCCGTGCGCGGACTTAGCCATGTGCCCGGCAATGTAGTTGCCCAGATGGATGCCTACCGCAATCCGTTTGAAAATCAGGTTGTCCAGGGCGCAATGGGCGACATTGAGCAACAGCGTCAGCGTGCTATCGCTGGCAATACGGACATGGCCATCGCCTCCCGCGCCTTTGGCAACAACTCCCGCATTGGAGTTGCAGACGGCCTGACCAACGAAGCGGCTCTAAAACAGGCTGGCGACACCTCCGGGCTATTGCGCAGTCAGGGGTTCAACACCGCTGCGGGTTATGCTCAGAACGACGCCGCTCGCAATCTGCAGACCAATGGGCTTCTCGGCCAGTTGGGCGGCCAGCAGCAGCAGATGTACGGTGCAGGCCTTCAGGGGCTATTGCAGACGGGTGGGCTTGAGCAGCAGACCGGACAGGCGGGCCTCGACGCACAGTTCCAAGAGTTCTTGCGCCAGCAGCAGTATCCCTATCAGGGCCAATCGCTCATCAATCAGAGCTTGGGGCTTTTGCCGCAGGGCGGAACCACGACCAGCACGCAGCCCGGCCCGGATCGCACCGGACAGCTCCTCGGCGCGCTCGGCACTGCTGCGATGTTCATGTCGGACGTACGCACGAAGGCTGATATCGAGACGGTTGGCTACGACACGCATGGGCGCCGCTGGGCAACGTGGCGCTATAATTGGGAAGACTCGCGCGTTCGTCACTTCGGCCTCATCGCCCAGGAAACCCTCAAGACCGATCCTGACGCCGTGGTTATGGGCGCAGACGGGTTTTATCGCATCGATTACAGCAAATTGACGAGGCACTAATGGCCATGTTCGGCAGCGGTATGCAGGGCTACGGCATGTTTGGTAGCGAACGTGGCATCATGCCCGGTATGCCGCTGAGTGGCGAAATCGGCTGGGCTGAAAAAATCGGCGCGCTCTTGCAGGACCTGGGCGCGAATTACAACGGCCAGCAGGGCCGCGCGCTTCCGATGCTTGGCTATCAGCAGCAGCGCCTAGGCGATCAGAAGAAGTATCAGGAGATGCTGGGGCAGCTTTCCGCGCCGGGTACGGCGTCCGTCACGAACCCGACATTTGCTCCCGCGCCTTCCGCTCCTGGCAGTCTTCCGCAGCTTGGGCCGAACCGCGAGATTATGCCTCGTGATGTTGCGCCCGGCCCGATGCAGGTCACCGACCCCGGTTCCTTGAACTCGACCGCTCCCGGTCCGCTGGCTGGCTCGCAATTCGCCCAGATGCTACCGCTTCTCCAAGTCATGGACCCGGAGAGGGGGATACCGCTGGCGTTCAATGCCATGCAGGATCAGCAGAAGGCAGCCAATGCCCCCCCAGAATATCGGGACGTAGGGGGCGCGCTCTATGAGCTTCCCCGCACGGCTGACGGCAAGCCAACTAAGGTCATTGATGGGCCGATGAAGGCCCCGACAAGCCGCACCATCCGTCAAGGCTCAATCGACATCACGCAGGAATTCCAGCCAGACGGAACATGGAAAGAGGTTGCGCGCGGTAACGCTTGGCAGCCCTCTCAGGGCGGCTCTGGGCGCGAGAATTGGGGCCAGCCCGTCACGGAGTCAGGCCCGGACGGCAAGCCCGTGGTTGTGCGTTATGGCAGCAACGGCGGGCGCATGGTGGTTGATGGGGCTTCCCCGAAGCCGCAGAGCCGCGCGCCCGGCACTCGCATGGTCGATGGCTTGGTCAAGGTCGGAACCAACCTGGAAAATCTCGAACGCCTCAACACCACGTTCAAGCCGGAGTATGCTGGCAACTATGTTCTAGGCGGTGCGGAAAACTTCCTGCGCCGCAACAAACCGGGCGGCGATCCCAGCGGTCAAGCCCAGTGGTGGCAGGACTATCAGACCTACGTCAATCAGGTCCGTAACGATTTGTTCGGCGCGGCGTTGACCCCCGGCGAAAAATCCGAGTTCGAGAAGTCCATTGTAACGCCCCGCATGTCGCCGGAAGAGGCGAAGAAGAATATGGACCGTCAGACGCAGATATCGACCCGCGCTGCACAGCGCCAGTCCAAGGCTTATGTGGCCATGGGTTACGACAAGGAGGCCATTGAAGGCGCGCTCGGTTATGGCGTGGATGATCTGGCCCGCAAGCAGACGCCGCTTGCCAATCCGCAGGGGCAGGCTCAGTCACAGCAGCCCGTGCGCGTTTCGAGCGACGCTGAGTATGACCGCCTCCCGTCCGGAGCGGTGTTTGTTGGTCCTGACGGCAAACAAAGGAAGAAGCCTTAATGGGGTGGGCTGCCGCACCGGAAGTCGGCAATCAGCAACAGCCTGCATGGGCTTCTGCGCCTGAGATTGGCGCGCCGTCCGACGCCTCCCGAGACATGTCGGTGCCTGCCAACCCGGAAGAAGGCTTGCCAAGCGCGGCCGGCAACTTTGTCAAAGGCATTTACGGCGGCCTTCATCGCATCCCGCAGTCTGCGGCGGAATTGGTCGCCCGTGGTACGGATGCGGTCGGCCTCTCCGATGGCGCATATCCGATGCTCCACGAGATGTTCAAAAAGGACAACGCCAGCTTTCAGGGTGGCAGCAAGTACGCCAAGGGCGGCGATGTTGTTGGCCAGATCGCCGGAACTCTCCCAGTTGCTGCGCTGCGACTTCCTGGTGTTGCCGCACGCACTGGATTGTTAGGGAATGCCGGCCGAATTGTTGAGGGCGCGGGGCAGGGCGCAGCCGCTGCTGGTCTGACATCATCCGCCAGCGATGCGCCACTAGACGAACAGCTCGGGCTTGGCGCCGCTTTGGGTGGCGCGCTGCCCTTGGCCGGTGCTGCCGTCAATTCCATTAAGAGCGTTGTCCCGAACGCCCTTAGCCTTTCGACTGGCGCGGGCGCCAATTCCATCCGTCAGGCGTTCCAGGCTGGCAGGGAAGGTGGCGACGCCTCCAAGGCTTTCACGGCCTCCATGCGCGGTGAAGTCCCGATGGAACAGGTTGTGGAGCAGGCCAAGGGTGCGCTCGGCAAGATGCGGGCGGAACGCGGAGCCGCGTATCGCTCCGGCATGGCCGACATCTCCAAGGACAAGACCGTCTTGGATTTTGCCGACATCGACAACGCGCTGTCTGGCGTCTCGACCGTCAAGAACTTCAAGGGCCAAGACCTCTCCAAAAGTACTGCCGGGGTTCGTCAGGAAATCACGGAGACGGTTCAGAACTGGAAAGCGCTCGACCCTGCTGAGTATCACACGCCGGAAGGTATGGACGCCCTCAAGCAGCAGCTTAAGGATATTCTAGACTCTCAGGACCCGACCAAGCCGTCCTATGTCGTGGCGAAGGGCGCGTATGACGCCGTGCGCAATACCATCGCCAAGCAGGCTCCAGCCTACGAAAAGGTGATGTCCGATTACGCCAAGGCTTCGCAGCTTGTTGACGATCTTCAGCGCGAACTATCGCTGGGCGCCAAAGGCAATCCCAACACCGCGCTCCGCAAGCTGCAATCGGTGATGCGTGACAATGTGAACACCAGTTGGGGCAAGCGCGCCGATTACGCGAGCATCCTGTCTGAGAAGGGCGCGCCCAACATGCTGCCGTCTCTTGCCGGCCAAGCCTTGAGTTCACCCCTTCCGCGCGGACTGGCTCGTTACGGTGACATGGGGCTGGCGACTGCTGCGGCGATGACCAATCCCATGAACCTTGCGGCGTTGCCGCTGGCGTCTCCACGCGTGGTTGGCGAACTGGCGCATGGGGCAGGACAGATCAATCGAGGCGCGGCTGGGATGTTTGGCTCCGCGTTCCCCGCGCTTCCGGATTTGCGTTACGTCAATCCGCTTCTTGGCGGTTCGGCTGGCGGCGCTCTGGCGTATCAGTAGCCGGGAAAACCCATAGCGCGAATTTGAATATGGCCCAGAACCAAAATGGGCCTGTGGCAACCGCTGCGATTCTGAACGTGTCGAAGTCCATCCCGCACCCATAGCACATTCCAGAGGGGCCTCCAATAAGTGCCACGCCTCATAAATTCCGCTGGTTTAGCCCTTATCAAAGAATACGAAGGCTACGAGGGCCATGCCTACTTAGATACTGGGGGCGTCCCGACCATAGGTTATGGGCACACGCGGGGGGTCCAAATGGGCCAGTCGTGTACCCCCGAAGAGGCTGAGGTCTGGCTAGAAGCCGATCTGGAATCCGCCGAGAGGGATGTCCAACGGCTGGTGAAAGTCCCGCTTACAGACAACCAGTATGCGGCGCTCGTCTCGTTCGTCTTCAACATAGGCGCCCCGCAGTTCACCCGCAGCACACTGCTTCGGAAACTGAACGACGGCGATTACGACGCCGTTCCGGTCCAGCTCAAGTGCTGGATCTTCGACAACAAGAAAATCCAAAAGGGCTTAGTCAGGCGCCGGGCTGCAGAAGCCGCGCTTTGGTCAATGAAATAGGAAAACGACAATGATCCAGTGGGCGGCGATAGCCGACAAACTCGACCAACTGTATTCCAATCAATCACGGCCCACTATTGCGCTCATGTGCGGTGCTGCTGTGGCCGGCTCATGCTTTATCCCGGCAGTTGCGCCCATTGCCGTGCCCGTCGCGGGCGGCATTGTCATGGCCTACTTCGGCGCGAAGGCTGTCGAAAAAAACATCGCTGCGAAAGCGGATGTCGCGAAGACCAATGGAACTCCCTCTTAACCCAAAGGACCAAAGCAATGGACATCAAGAACGCTGAGAAGACCGTCAATTCCAAGTGGGAGCGTTTCGTCTCCTATGTGAAGGCGCATCCGAAGACTGGTATCGCCATCTGCCTGGCCATTGGTATCGCCATCGCTTGGTTCGCCTAATAGATGGTGTTTCTGAGGGGGCTGCTGGGCGGTGTCTGGGGTTATGTAGGAGCCGCTGCGCTTGGCGCTGCGGTGGTGACTGGCGCCCTCTATTACACCGTCGCGCTCCCCTATCAGCTCACCATATCCAAGATGGAAACCGCCGCAGCGGAAAGCAAAGCGCTGGATGCTACGGCGGCACTGGCTCGCTACCAGCAATTCATCAACAACGTGGATACCGCCGCGCGAGAGTACGGCAAGAGCAAGGAAGCAATGCTCTTTGAGTTTGCCACGCTCAAAAGGGACTTGCTCAATGCTTTTAAAGCCACTCCTTTGCCTGTCGATTGTCGTCCCGATGTTGCTCGGGTGCAGTCACTCGACGCCGCAATCGACGCCGCTAACACCGCCCCCTCTAGCCACGGGATTGGCGAAACCGTGCGAACAACTCCCGAAGCCGGGAGCCCCTGATTACGATGTTTGGCAACTTTGGATTCAGGACAGCGTTTTAAGAGCATACAGCGATTGCGCTGCAAGACACGCAGCGACCGTGAAAGCGTGGCCCAAGTAGCTGCGACAGCGCCGGGGCGGCAATCTTTGCAGAGACACCGCCCCGACTTCCACCCAAACCTCCTTAGAAGGCTTGAACATGGCGAGGCAATCACAATGCCGAAAGCTGCGAATAGTCAAATGAACCACCAAACATTTGAATCAATTAAATCCGGAGGCGACGTTATCGCTGCCGGGTTTGCCTTTGGCGCGCTCCTAAGCTGGCTGCCGCCATTGGCGGCGTTGCTGACGATCATCTGGACGGCCCTGCGGATATACGAGAGTGACACCGTACAGCGCCTTCTGGGGCGAAAGTAGCGCATGGGAGGGGCAGAGAAGCGCCGGCATATTATCGTGCCGGACGCGCAAATTCGTCCCGGCGTTCCAACCGATCATGTTGATTGGATCGCTGATTATATTGCAGCCAAGAAACCCGATGTAGTTGTTTGCCTCGGGGACTGGTGGGATCTGGCGAGTCTCAATTCTCATTCCGAGAAGGGCTCCGCGCCGCTAGAGGGCACGCGGTACAAAGACGATATCTATGTCGGGAATGAGGCCTTCGCCCGTCTGTCCGCTCCGATGGATGCGGAGATGGCCCGCGCCAAGGCTAACAAGAGGAAGCACTGGAATCCGCGCAAGGTCTTCCTGAAGGGCAACCACGAAATCCGCGCCGACAGGATCATCAATAACGACCCGAAGTATCAAGGCGTACTTTCATCCGATGACTGCCTGACCCCGGGATGGGAGCGACATGAGTTCCTGAAGGTCGTGGATATCGACGGAGTTCTCTACAGCCACTACTTCAAGATGCAGAACTCGAATAACCCAATCGGTGGTTCGACTGATAACAGGCTGAACAAGATTGGCGCCAGCCATGTGCAGGGCCATCAGGTTGGGTTTCTATACGGGAACCGCGTCTACCCGGACGGCAAGACGCGCCACTCGCTGACATGCGGTAGCGCCTACGTTCATTCCGAAGACTATCGCGGCCCTCAGTGCAACAAGCATTTTAGAGGCATCGTGGTTTTACAGGAAGTCCATGATGGCGATTTTCTAGTGATGCCGGTGAGCTTGGATTTCCTTTGCAGGAAGGCAACAGGAATGCCGCTGCAACAATTCCTGACCGCCAAATATCCATCAGGCGACTGGACCAACCTTTAACATCCCGAGGGGGAACGATGACGACAAGATTTCCGGGGCAGTCTGTCTCGGTAGGCCCATTCACGGCTAAGGTGGATTTCAACCCGGTGACGGGTGCGCCTCATGCCGTGTTCATCATGGCCAGAGGCAAGAGCGGCCACGATCTGGATAACTTCTTCTATGATCTGAGCACGCAAATATCCCGCATCATGCAGTACAAGCCATGAGCGAGCAGGGAAGCATCTGCTACGTCATCCAAGACGGGCAGCAGCTATATCTCTGTGTCATCAATCAGGACTTTGACGGCTTCCATCGCTTCCCCGTGACGGTCAAGCAATTGGCACGAGTGGCGTCCGAAGCATCGTGGACCGTGAACGGGGCGCTTGGTGGGTATAACCCGCCACTCACTCCCAAAACTGACGTAGCGCAGACGGTGGTCAGATAGTGGGCCTTCGTCTTACGCCCCAATCTATCATTGCGGCCTACGAATACCTGCGGACAACCGCGCCGTTCAACAAGTGGAAGCTTCCACATTCGGACGAACTGGCCTTTGAGGTCATCCCGCACACCGACCGCTACGGGCACCTGCACAGCTTCCCCATGCGATCTGGGAGGCATCAGACAATTGGCATCTCGATAGAGTCGAAGACCACGGCGGATCTGATCGAGACGCTGGCGCACGAGATGATCCATCTCAAGCAGCTCATGGACCAGGGCTATCGCAAGCGTGGGCCTACGCACGGCCCGTCATTCAAGACGCTGGCGAAACAGGTGTGCCGGTATCACGGGTTTAATCTAGTCACTTTCTAGGTGTGTCTGGCAAACTCGCCAAACAGTTCAGCGGCCTTCTTTTCGTAAGCTGCCGCCGCAAGATCAACCGTGGCGTGGAACCCAATGTGGTATTGCCGCCCGCCCCGCCAAATGGCGGCTCGCCATCGAGCAGATGGCGCGTGCCAACTTACACCCTTGTGTCCCGATTTATTATTCTTTGGGGTGCGAGTGTTGGCAGAGTTTTGAGAGCATGTTGCGAGGCGCAGATTGGCCCAGCGGTTGTCAGTGCCACATCCATTTATATGGTCGATGTCGAGATCCGGCCATTCGCCCGTCATATAAAACCATGCCAAGCGGTGTGCCTTCACAGACTGGTAGTCGATTGAGATAGTCCAATACCCATTTTTGGTCTTCTTGCCCGCACTGTACCCGGGCATGGCCCTACTGCCGCGTTTGACTAACCAAGTAAAAAGCCCGGTCTCAGGGTCGTACGAAATGATCTCCTTTAGACGCTCAAGCGAGATTTCTGAGTTTCGTTTCGGGTGTCGCATGGCTGGATTCTACACCAGCACGAATCAAGAACAAATCACATTCTGAATTGTCTCGCATCGGTCCCCTCCCGGTGCTTGTAGGCGATGCTGGTCCCGCTCTGGCCCGAAAGGGCTGGGGCGGGATTATGCTTTAGAGGGCAGTTCGGCCGACCGGCTGGGCTGAGAAGGTTATTTCTAGCTGCGGGAAAACCTCGGCCAGATACTCGCTCGCTTCCTCGCTGTCGTACTCGTCCATCATCCAGACCGCATCCACGAACTCGAAGACGCCGTGCGGGTCGGTATCACCGCCCTGACAGATCATCGGAATGCGGATGAAGTTGGTCGGGCAGGTGTGTTCTTCATAGAAGAAGCGCTCTTTGTCGCACAGATCTGCCGCAGTCATGGGCCATTCGGCCAGTCCCTCTATGACGAAATAGACTGGCTCTTCCTTTGTATCGATCTTGAGCAGCACTAGCGTCTTGCGCATTTTCTGGTGTGCGGGGTGTGTGCTGTTGGCGGGCACCATATAGGCCGGGTCAGGTTTGCGCGGGTCGCGTATCATCGCGTGGCTTCCTCCTTCTGCGGCCGGTCGGCCGCCCGGGGTTAGCTGAGATGGTGGCCACTCCAGTTACATCTGGCTGCCACCCGAGCGCCGCCTTCCGTTCCAGTCGCTCTATTTCAGAAGCCGCTTCACCTAATAGGGCCTCAGCAGCGGCCTCTTCGCTTTCACCGCCGTCAACGAATCGGAATTCTCGAAGTCTCTGAACTAAATTCGTCATATCATCTCCATGATTTGCGTGATGGTGGAAAGTCGCGGCCTGTTCCGCAGTCAGCAACCAACCACGCGCCTGCCAGTCGGCGGCGCATTTCGGACAGAACTCGGCGTAGACGACGCACGGTTTGAAGCCATCGACCGCATCGCAGACCTCATCGGCATACCGCACCGACACCGTTTCTTCGCCCGGCATCAGGGTGTGATGGCAAGACGCGATGACAGTCATGATCGCTCCACTTCTTGCGGCCGGTCGGCCGCCCTTCCACCCTAATATCTATAAGCCTTAAAGTGAATCCCCATGTTCCTCAGGGTCGTATTTAATACCCTGTGTAATCATAATATCGATCAATTCCATCTTCACTTCATGGGGCATACAAACGACACAGTAGAGCCCATTTAGATGTCTCCGGCTCAGCTTCACCTCAGTATGGCTGTATAGGGTGGTCTGGTGCCATGTCAGTCCACACAGGCATGTAGGCTCAACCTGGGGCTTCGGCGGGTATCGTTTCGCCAGGTATGCCCTATGGCGCTCGTCACGTTCGATCTTGGCGTATTTGTTCCGTAGATCTCCGATAACATTCTCCTCGGCCCTAGCGGCCTTGAGCGGCTCTTCCACCCCGATTCAGCATGGAGAACGGGTATGGAACAAGGGTTGGCACACGGCTGAAATAATCCTTATCGTTCCAAATGGCCCGTTATATGCCCACTCAACGCTTAAGCCGTTGATCTATAATAACCTGTTCGAGTCTTCTCGACCGCACCATC